GGTATAATATTTTCCTTACTTAGCTCACCCTTCTCAGCACTATTGAGCATTGCTATATCTGCTTTCTTCTTACTGTCTAAGAATTTATAACGAGCCATACTGAGTGCTGTTGGTATAACCTTCTTTAAAGTATTGTAAGCAATTCGTGATACCTCTAGTTGTTCATCCCATGCAGGTAATGTTTTCTCGTCAAGATCTAATCCAGCATTAGCACCCATTGTAATATTACCATCTACGTCTTTAGTAGATAATCTTCCATTATGTATTAAAGCGTTATCCCACATCCCATACTTTTCTATTTCTATACCATCTTTAATATGATTAGCTTCAGATACCATTGCATCTAGCTCTACACCTCTACCATATAAAGAGTTTACTCTATTAGAGAAATCCTTTTCATAAGCCACTTGACCTTTATTCAAAGAATCTGCAGTTATATACCCACCTAAAATATCAGTCTGTTCTTTAAAATACTCAGATACATTATCACTCCAGATAGATTGACCATCCCTAAGTATGAATAGTTTTTCTGCTGGTGTCGGTGCATTATCTAAATCTAATTGTACTGATTTAATAAAAGCATTTTCAGTATCTTTAACACCCAGTGGAGATAGATTGTTATATATATCCCAATACGATTCTCTATTTTCTGGGGTAATATCAAACGGTACATCCCTTTGCCAATCTTTAAATACATCAGAACCCTTATAGTCCTTAAGATATTCCATTGTTCTGTTTAGCTGCTGATCATTATACTGTTGTTCAACCATGGTTTTAACAGTTGGATTCTTTAGGAAGTCTAGACTCATTAGAAGTATGTCCCACCTGCACCTTTGAAGCTCATATGTGCACTACCAACACCCATAGCAGTTTGACCTAAGCCCTGCATAAGTGTAGTTTTATATACTTGATTTGGGTCTGCCCCATAGTACTGATTCAAATTAAACTCTTGAACAGGAGTAAACCCAAAGTCTCTCTTGTTAATAGCCTTTTGATACTGATCATCATATGCCCTATCTTTTAAGGATAAGCTTATATTCTGTGTTTGTCGAGCTTGGTGATAGTTTTGCATAGTACTCCTTAGTAAAGCTCTTGAGGTAGCTGAGTTCTTTCCTAACCTTCCTCCTAATACTGAAGTAAGATCGTTATAACCCTTAACCATATTCTTAGACATGGTAGATCTTGTGTTATCTAGCCTTGCTCTCTCCCAGAATTTATTTTTCTCTCTTGTACTAATAGCATCCTTTACGATAGCTTTATTAGTAGCCCATCTCTGAGCTTGCTGTAGAACTTGGAACCATGACTGGTTAGCCCATTCATGGGTACGATTCTTTTCATTCTGTCGGAAGGCAGCCATTTCGTTAACTGCTTGTTGTGCTGCAGCGTCTGCTTGCCCCATGGAAGACATGACTCCTCCTGCTGCCATTACGCCAATCATTAGTGGTGGCATATAAACCCTCCTACATTACTCTGTGTGCTCGTTATTTTATAAAAATGACTCAAGATATACCTATAATTCAAAGCTCTACCAAGTCCTTCCACGCCTCTTCCAGAGGCTATTACTATTACCCTCAAATGGGTACTCATTTCGAAGAACAGCTCCCGAAAGCTTATCTCCCCACAAACCCATAACCCTATCATCTGATAGCCATGTCTTAACTACATCATCTCTAGCCTTATCTTTGTTTTTTCTTAGTATTGTATCTACATCTAGATGCATAGACTCTGTCCAGTGTGATATGGCGGCGGATAGTACGTCTACCCTGTCATCTTTAGGTAAGGCACCCCTTGAGTCGTGTAATCTAGTGAGTTGTTTCTGTGTCTCCTCACTTATTATAGCCTTTCTGTTGAATACTAACCTATGCTGAGCCAAGACAGGCTCTAATATATCAAGCATCCTAGCTTCCTTCTGTCCCTTAACTCTGAATTCTTCAATACCAAGGTTACGACCGCATATTTCTGATACAACAGGAGCTAGTATCTGACAAAACATAGCATCACCAAAGTTACTTTCGACAAAGATACTACGAATATCATAATCTCTAGCAATTTGACAGATCTTTATCAGAACTGACCTATCGTATCCTCCATCAAGACCAAGCAATTCATGAATAAAGATATAGCCATTAGCAAAGGAGCTAACACATACACCAGTTTCATCTCTACCTCGACCTGATGGATCTATAAACATCAGAGTTTGTACATAATCAGTGTAGTTATCAGATACCCACATGGGTTCATATAACATATCACCCGACATACCAAAAGATGGCATCTTCTTAAGGGGTACACTGTTAGCCCACACTATTTTCTCTGGGCAGACATCCTGATCTAGATCTAATACTATTAAATCAGATAATCTTAGGGGATATTTCTCTGCATCAGCAAGAGAGGTGTCTAGTTTGTAGTGTAGTGCGAATAATCGAGGTCCGATCTTAGCCTTACGCTCTTCTAGAACCTCATTACTAAATCTTTCTGGTTGAGTAGCATCTCCAGTCTCTCCCTGAAGCTCCCATACCCACTGATTAACATTCTCACACTCTGCTTCGTTGTGTTTATTTGGAATAACAGCAGGAAACTTAGTAATAGGATAGCCTTCACTCAAAGAATTGTAAATAGAGTCCCTAATTTGTGGTGTGCCTAGAAATATAACACGACCACCGACATTTCTTATCTGTTCAAACTCAGATACCTTATTCAAAAGCTTATCTCTAGCGTGTGTAGTCTCACAGTTACCCTCAATCTCCACATCGTCCGCAATAACGAAGTCTGCGTGGCTACCTGTTATCTGAGAGCTAATACCCCTAGCAAAACAAGACTTATCCTGTCCTATCTTATTACGGCACTCTACATTGAACCCAAAAGCATTATCTGTAGTGTGATCTCCAGGTTTTAGGTGCTCACAGTACGGTACAACGTCTAAGATTCTTCGTGTCATGCTGATAAACTCTGCCGCCTTGTTACTAGTAGCAGAAATAACCATAATTACAGTGTTTGGATTCTGTAATAAGAACCACGAAGCTAAGCATGCAGTAATAACAGACTTCCCAAACCCACGACCTGCCTGAAGCTGCATATCTTTAGGACCACCTTGTAGTGATTCTGCCATAGCATACTGTGCGGGTGTAGGTTCTCCAATACCTAGATATTTAAAGCAACCCCATAGATGATTACGAAAATCATCAAGCATTTCTTGGGGTATGTTCATCAGTATTTCTTTTTGATCTTCTTGCCAGTCTTTTTAGCATAAGCCTTGGCTTTTTTCTTTCCTTTAGTTGTATAAGCAAATTTCTTTTTCCCTACTTTAGGCATTATGAAGCCTCCCTTTTAAATGGGATACTATCCTTGAACTTATCCTCTAGAAAATCTAAAGTTGAGTTAGGTATAGAATCTAATTGTTCTCTATTATCTGTTATAATACCCCTGATTACTTGATATAATCCAGGGGTACACTTATCTGGATCATCAAGATCTTCAAGCATCCGTTCAATTAAGATGTTCTGAAGTCTCTCTATTCTAGAGGCTTTAGTCATACTATCACTCGGTACCTTGTTGATCGTCATTCTGACGATTCGCCCACCAAGCCCATGACGTTTCAGTTCCAAAATATGCCCCCGCGAAGTCAACATCTGCATAATTATAGTGAAAACCACCATCTAGTCTAGAGTGGCTATTGCCCTGTGTATCTGAGTTCCATGTTGGACTCCAGAGCTGGGACTGGTATCCACCAAGGAAATTATTGCTACGCAGATGCGTCTGCTCTTGCCAGTATCTACTATGAAGCCCACTTTGCCCACTTACCCGCATTGGATAAGTTTTATATACATTGCTCGTACACTGTACAGTATTTGACTCAACCAAAAGATTTACAAAACAGTTGTGGTGATTCGTACCGCCTGTACCGCCATCCTTGACAGCATATATCCATAACATACCATCGGCACTACCTTCGACATCGAAATCGCTAGTACCATCACTTGATTCAACGCTAGTTACCTTCTCGTAAATCTTTGACCAATGATCATTGAAAATATGGTTATCCCTAACTATAGCATTTTCAATACAGGTAGTTTGGTTATAACCTGAAACCATAAATATACCACGCCTCAGACATACTATATTATTTCCTATTATCCTCGGCGATGGTATTGCTTCGGGTGCTTCGGAAGAGCCGCCCCTGTAGTATACCGCGATAGCATAAAAATACGAATGTATATTATTATTTTCTATTTGGCTACAAGAAGGTGTGTCCCAATTACCAATAGGAGTATACAGAAGAGCTCCCCATGTTGAATCAGCACCATTTGGACCTACATTTTTCCCAGTTAATGGTGAAGAAGCACCTAAGCCACCTTGATAAGTATTATAAAAGCTCCGTCTGCCTCCTCCCATGATGAATACGAGGATACCCTCAAAGGCTACAGGAACCTTTTTCTTTTCGTATAAAACATTGCGAAAGGTAGGACCACCTACAGGATGATCCCTGCCACCATCGTCCGCTCTACCATAACCCACTTGATCAAATGCATCTTCGTTTTCCTCTTGTACATAGGCTTGCACTCCACCTATATTATTATTCTTAATCTCTAAATTCCATCCAGCGAGATACATACCGTATGCATAATTAGTACGCCACTCTCTACTCAACTGGCGGCAATTTCTACGGGAATTGTGTGACTTCAAAGTTATAGTATTATTTGTAATCTTAGATTCTATTAAAAGAGTTGTTGCAGGATTTGCACTCTGATATAGTCCAAAACTGAACCCATCCATTTTATTGTTATCTATATGTAAATCATAAATAGCCCTATATGTAGCACTAGAACCGGCTGTCATATGAATTGCTGTATTGTCGTTATTAAAGTTACAATCCTTAACGGTAATATTTCTACAACCCCCATCTATTCTTAATCTTTTTCCAGTCGCCAACTGATTTACATAGTAAGGTCGCGGGATATTAGATCCATTTTCAAATGTACAGCTTTCAAAGGTGATATTATCGCAGAACTTTAACCATACAGCTATACCAAACCCCTTAAAGGTACAGTTTCGGAATGTAATATTCTTAGCATACGTTAAGTAGATTCCATTATTTTCACCATAGTGTAATTGAGCATTCCTACCACCAAAATTTCCAGTATCTAGAGTTTTAGAATTATTTAATGTAGCGGTAAGGGTATTACTACTACCTGTATCAGTATCAACAACCGCAGTATAAACTATCGGTGTATTTATATCAGAATAATATGGAGTACCACTAACGCCACCAGATATATTACAGGAATCCATTTGTCCAGTGAATGTTACTCCATTAGCTAAGCCATGATCTCTTGGTAGGGTTACGGTTACTGATGTACTCCCAGTACCAGCTACTGAGTTTGTATCTAATTCCCAGAATCCTGTATTGAGATCCTCAAATACCATATTATCGAATACTTGATCAGAAATTTGTGGTGAGGTTCCACCTGCTAGGGAAGGAGTTATAGGATTACCAACAACACCATCACCTGCAAGTATGGTTCCACCAACAGCGGTGTTGCCTGTTACACCAGCAATAGCTTGGGTTATTCTTATTGTATTAGTACCTGTTGTATAAGCAGCAACCCATGAAGGATGGCTATTTATTTCAGTTGCCATATTTGCACCATAGGTATCTGTAGCAGTACTATGAACCCACTCATTAGCGGCAGGAGTACCAGTTGTAGCTGTAAAGGTATCTTTCGTACCGTCTGCTCTCTCTAAAATTATAGTATCGTTATCAGCTGATGCTGGTATAGGATCATCAAGGACAATGTCTACATAAGCAGCCGTTGCCGAAACAGTAGGAATTATAATCTCTTCAAGATCATCTATTCTTGCTTTAATAGGATACTTGAGACGTACTCTTCCAGTAGGTCTATCAACACTTTGAACAACATTCATTTCACCAGCGCGAACTTTTACTGTGCTTTCTTTGTCACAGCCGAGAGGAATAGAGGATTGCAAAGCGTCATTAGTTCCTATTCTAATTAAAGCACCCTCAAACATAAACGGAACGCCAGATGTAGGTACCTTTATATAGTAGTCTCCCCATTCAGCAGGGTAGTCATTATCATTCTCAAGAGTTGTTGTATTTAGGGTAGTACCACTAGTAGTGAGCATCGTAGTCCATGTACCATCAAAAGGTGTCACTTCGTTAAACTGAAGAGTTCCGTTTCTGTAGGTAATACCTTGTTTAGCGGTAAAACTTAATCTAGTACCAGCAGGAGCACCATTATTGGTAGCACTCATAAGGTGCTTAGCACCAGCAAACTCTAGATATGACAGAGTACTTGATGTAGGTATTCCCCCGTGTCCTAAGTTCGCATTATTCCAAGCAGTATATACAGCAGCACTATCATCAGCACCTCCACCAGCATCAGCAGAGCTTGCTACTGTTGCTACATATGAATCATTGGAAACAGTGGCGTTGACCCATTGTCCATCCCCACCTACATTTAAAACTTGTCCAGTTGAAGGAGTACCAGACAATGTTACTCCGTCTATTGCTGATAGATCGCTCCCTGTAGTAATGACTTGTTTAGTATAGTCTACTGTTTCTAGTCTTAGGGGCTCCCACGAGTCGGTATCCCAAACTATCATATTACCGCCTGTGTCATCTGTATCAGTTTCTACATCACTAAGTTCTGAAAGCTTGGTTCCAGTTATTTCTTGTTGTACAAAAGCTGTAGTAGAAACCTTAGTAGTACTATCAGCTGCACTTTGTGTTACAGCTACCTGTGCTGTATTAAGAGCAACTGTACCATCGGCTCTAACAACTTGAGCTTGATCTACTTCGACCCAAGCTGAGCCATTGTATCTAATGATATCTCCTTTAGTGGCGGATATATTATTAAAGTTTGATAAAGTTACTGTAGTTGTACCCCCGTCACCTTCGATAATATCATAAGTATCGCCAGCAACCGCAGATGGTGCAGCTTGACCAGCTCCAGCATCAATATCTATAGTACCTTTGTATGTAAAGGCAGAATCGAGTCCTGCAATCTTTTGATCAAGAGTATATCCTTGCTTAGCTGATAATGGTTTATAAACTTCAGTCGAGGATGTTAGGTTATCTATAGTATCAGCTTTAAGATCACCGCTTCCATCGAAAGCAAGACCACTCTCTACACCATCTGTTCCAGCAAGGTCTACCTTTAGAGGAGTAGTACTACTACCATCCCCTTCTAGACCATCACCAACAGTATTACTTAATGTTGCTGAACCGATGTATGTATTAGATATTGTACCGTCTGCCTCTAGAGGGCATATACCACCAGGTTTCCCAACAAAGGGATCTAAGGTATTCTTATTATCCTGCATAACAGATAGTTCTTGGGATATATTTAGTAACTGAAGTAACCCATGATTAAGTTGAGACGCTGTAATTCTTGATCCAGCTGTCCAGTTAATATAGTTCATTAGGTCTTGAGTCTTACGCATGATATATACAGTATCTGCTGAGGAATCAAATACAGGTAGTTGAATTTCTGTAGTAGTATTACCTACAGTTCTTTGATACAAATAATCAGCAGCGGTAACAGACATGTTTACCGTCACAGAACTACCATCGCCAGAAAGAGAATACATTGTACTACCAGATGAGTTAGCTTTAGGTAGTGTCCACACTTCCCAAGTTTCGGCACCTGTTAGGAGAGGGCTAGGAGTTGAAACAATAGTATCGAAATCAAATTGGCGTATGACTACTATTTGATCTGCTGTTGTAACTTTTGGATCGAGGGATAGTGATGATATGTTTACCTTATATGTTCCGTCTACATCTAGTGACCAATCGCTAGATGTAGGCGTATATATTACCCCTGTTGCATTAGATTGATTGTCATACGTTGTCATTTATCTGCTCCTTATCGTCTTTCAAGTAAACTATCACGGGAACTAAACTTGCCCCGAAATTCTATATTTGTTATGTTAAATGGTACTGGATAATCTGATTCAATTTTAATACTTAATTCATTAGATAATCCAAATACTCTCATTAAAAATTCTCCATCTATTTCTAAATTCTTAAATGGAAATGGTTCGTCTCCCGTAGTACCCACATAAAAAGGGGTAAACTCATATATCTCAGGCGTTCGTGATCTTCGTGCTATCTCTACATTATATGATCCACTATTAGCATGACGCAAAGATAGGCTTCTTAAATTAAGTACCCCATTCCTTACATTATTCTTATCATCTCTTACAAATTGCTCAGATAATTCTATTAAAGACTTATAAGAAGTACCAGCTTCAAGTGGTAATGTCGTCACATCTCCGTATACCCTTACAGTAGTTACTGGGTAGGGATAATTATCTACTGTAGTAGCGTAGGCATCATATACCGACCCGCCTTGTTCGTGAAAACTCCTAACTACAACCTTATTTATACTATTCAAAGCTATATTCTCTATACTATAGGAGGTATAACCCGACTCAGAGGAATAGTTTCCTTCTCCTAATATAAACTTGTTATCCAACAGAGCGTCATTTCTAATTTCTCCTGCTGTATCTAGCAGCATTCTTTGTAAGTATACTGTACTATATCCTTCTTCTCTTGCGGTAATATATAAGTAGTCACCAAATACAGTTAGGTCTTGAATGTTAATACTACTATCTAATATCTGTTTAAAGAAAGCATTCTGTACAACTGTATCTCCTGCAAATCTATTAACATATGTAAATATTTCATTAGGATTATCGCTATCTACAAAATAAATTGAATTATGTGCGGGAGATACTGTTATAGCTTTAGGTGTTTTTGGTAAATAACCTGGACAATGCAAAGATACATCTACAGCTTGGTTGATATTAGTTTGTGTTTGTCCAAAGTATATATACAAACGACCTTCAGCAAAGAAATAAATCTGAGTACCCATTAGTTGTGGTTCTAGCGTAGATATTGTCGAGAAAAATGTTGTTGGTGCAATCTCTGCAGTAAAGGGTGTTATCTGATTCTCAGAACCTATCAATTCAAATTGGGTATCACCAGCGGTATTAATAAATAGATAATCATTGAAAGGTATCATACTATTAATAGGTGAATACTTATTAGAACTAACACTGAGATCAAGCGGATCTGTAGAAACAATATTACTTGGATCCTTAATCCAGAAATTATCAAAATCTCCTAGCCTACTAGAGAATAATACATCACCAGCCGCAAGAAATAACCTATCCCTATAAAAAGCTATAGCTGTAATCTCTGATTGACGGGCTGTCCCATCCGCATTACGAAACGGACTTGGTCCTGGATTAGATTCTTCAGTACCTCCTGTTCGTGGATCCCATCCTATAGTTCTAAGAAGCCATTCATCAGTATCTGGATCATAGTCCAGTTGCATAGGCATCCTATTCTTATCTAACAAGGACATCTTATCGGGTGTTCTTACGTTATGTAAGTACGGCTGATCTTCAAAGCTCTTTACTCTATAGTATCCTGGAACTAAGGATGCATATGGTGTAGAGAAGTAATATATTTTACCCCTACCAACAGAATCACCTGTAGAAGGATAGAGATTTTTAATCATTGTTTCAGCATTATTTCTATCTATTATATCACTAGAATCTGGAGGCAGCCTAAGTTTTGTTAGGTCTGTAACAGATTGACCCAAGTAGGATTTATCTGGATCTGGATACACGTAGTCTTTAACAGATATAAATTCTGTATACCGCCTATTTCCATCATCATCATGCACTGGTCTCCATTTGTTTATCTTCCATACCTCAGAACCACCAGTAGCAACATTACACCTTATTTGAGCACCATCCGAAATAACTGTTTCAGCATCACTACTATCCTCTAGCTTAAATGTTCCCCAATCAGCGTGACGAACGCCACCTTTTTTAATATAATAAGTATCCTTTACTGCTAGATCTGTAAAAGATGGAGGAGCGTTTGCAATGTCTTCTATTGTACCTCTATCCCTGTCATTTCTATATGCATAATAGGGATGTTTATTTTCAGGACCAACGGTTTCCCCCTCTATATTTAAGTTAACCTGCCATATACCACGCGTCGCAGAATTTTCAGTATTAATATCTCCATCATCTATAACCACATCTCCCGGTAAGAAACTACTAAACTGACTCCATAATACCGCATCTTGCTTCCTATCTACAGATGCTGCTGTCTGATAATCTTCTTCTTTACCTGTTATATCTTCTTCGTTGTTCCTGCTACCATCCAAATTGTACATCGTGGTAAAAGAACCATCTGAAGTAAAGCCAGCCTTAACTTCGGTATTTAAAAGAAGTAAGCTAGTTCCAATAGCAACTGACTTAATATTTTCTTTAGTATTATCTATCTTATATGTTAAATATTTAAAGCATTCATCTTCAATTGTTATTTTATCTTCGGATACTTTAGATATAGCACCATCACCTGAAAGCTTCCATATATCTAGCATTAATTCTTTTTTTGTGGCATCTTGATTCACTGAAATAAGAAACCGTGACTCTTCACTTATAGCAAACCAATGATACCAGGTATTATCTCCACCTCTACCCAAAGCTTCTACTGCACCGTTCTCATTTAACACCATTTCTGTATTAGTTCTGCGTTCCACAGATCTTTCTAATGTACAGAATACATTTTCAAGGGTGTGTGCTTCAGACGGTAGTCTTTTAGACTGTGCTTGTCGTCCTACTCCTCCCGAAAGAGAGTTTATGGGGATTGTAGTTGGGTTATACTTACTCAACTTTATACTCCTCTATGCCGCCAGAACCTAAACCGTGCAGGATCATTACCAGCACCTCCTGATTCTCTAGTCAAAGCACGGAGCATTATACGGCTACCACTATTAAATATAGAAGAGCGTCTATCATTTATATCAGCTGCTTTAGCTCTAGCCCTGTGTATACCTTCAGCTTCCCCAAGGTATCTATCGGAGATATCATCTCCCTGTACAATTAATTGATATTGTCTCATAGCCGAAGAAAGTATACCTCTTTGTCCTGGGGTTGACAGGTCTTCCCAACTTAATTCAAATACAATCTCTACTTTATATTCTGTATCTGATTTCCAATCCAATGTATTGTTAACTATATTGAATAGTTTCTTCTGACGATCTATACCTATAATAACATTGCCATCAGTATCAGTATGATTAGATACTAGTTCAGCGGCAATGACATTATCAGGTAAAACAATCTCACCAGCAGACGATAGTTTATACTTCTTTACAAACTTATTGCTAGCCAGTCCCCTAAGTTGATAATCTTTCGAAGCTTGGTCTAAAACAAATTCGGCTAAGCCTGTATCTATACCAGAGCTATCGTCTAAATCTGCGACTATGCTCTCACCTGCAGTAAGCAGCATATGATTTACTGCTTCAAGTCTTGATATACTTCCCATGATCACCTCCTTATAAAAAAAAGGTCCCTCACCTCAGAGAGGCAAGGGACCCGATGTATATAATAATTAAATTATAAACTAAATTACACTGCTGTGTACTCTGCACCTGCGCCAGCAAGATCGAGCCCAGTTCCAGCAGCTGCAACGTCTGTACGAGTTGGAGTTGCATCCGTAGGTTCGTACCCTGAGAACAGAGCACAACATTCTGGACGAAGAACACCAGTACCATTCATTGTTGAAGCAACAGTGAACTGTGTGTTACGACGAATATCATCTACAGTATCTACCTTCACGCCTTGCAACTTAAGAGAAGCAATGCATTCAGGTGTCCACATAGCAGCACCAACTTTAGCAAGAGCAAAGTTAAGACCGTAACGAGCCTCACCAATATCAGCTGAACTTGAATCTGAAATATCAGTTGTCATAATGTGATTACTTTTCACAATGGTAACACCCATATAAGTTAGGGTATCCCGAATCTTAGCCATGCCTTGTGTTAAAGGTCCACCTAGTCCAGTACCAAATCCACCAACGGCGGAGCCGTTGAACATAAGTTGGTTACCACCATCGTTCAGATCAGTATCTACTCTGGCTACACCTAACGCACGGATATCCATGAACGCTTGAGGTGAAACAGCACAGTAAACTTGACCTGCGTCAATGTTATTTTCTTGCAAGTGAACTAAGAACTTCTCAAGAGAAGCTAAGAGTTCAAGAGCAGCATCTGTTCGTTCTTTGACAGTTGCAGTACCCCACATAGCACCAAGGTGATCTGCATTTGCTTCAACTGTACCGCCGTAAATAACAGTATCCAAACCCATTTGTGGACGAGGATCTGTTGTTGCACCAAGTTGATTGGTTGCACCAGCGCGACAAAGGAATGACCAGATTTGCTTATCACGAGCATTAGCAAGTGCTAGACCTGCTTGTCGTGCCAATTCTGCTCGGTATTCCCACTGAGTAATCATCAAGTCGATGTTATCAGTTTCGAAGAATGCTGCGATAGGACGCGCGTCAAGACTCACATTGAATGTGGTTGACTTAGCATCTGTTCCGCCTACTAATTCTTCGCCTGCGTTCCAAGCGGCTTGGATGTCAACTGTTCCCGTGATTGGGAATTGCATTGAGCGTCCGCTTGCTATTGTTTTACTTGTTACCAAGCTTTCGAATGTATTGTATTCGTCATAAGCATGAATAACTTCTCCCGACCAAATCGGGAGCCATAATTTACCGTCACCTGAACCAGCTATCTGACTAGTGCCTGACGTTGCCGCCGCCACGTCTCCGCGATAGGGTAGATGGGTATTGAGTAGGTCCCCTTGGGGACTTCCTGATGATGTCATAATA